TATTCGTATTCCGCCAGGAAGTAATTTTCAACCAAACTCCAGTCAATGAAGTTTGTGCTGTTCTGGTCCGCCTGGGCTTGTGCAGGAATAACGCACACCAGGGAACACGTTATAACGATAGAGCTAAGTATTTTTATTGTCTGCAACCCACCCGACCCCTTTTATGAACACATCGCCTTCCTTTGTTCTTTTGGTTACCCCTTTTATTTTATTTCCTTCTTCTTTATTTAATGGGGTACCCGACCCAGCACCCACGGGAGTGCTTTTGTCGTTAGGGGTAATCATTTCAGTACCCTCCGGGGCTAGTAGGTTGTACACAGTAGTCGTTTCCCTACCGTCCACAAATCGTCTAGTTCTGTGGATAAGCCCGGCACGCTCTAGGTCACGCTTAGCTGTCTGGATTGTCCCTAAACTTGTCCCTGGCGGCATACGCTCAAGAATAGCCCTATTAGAGGGGAAGCACGAGTCGCTGTCGTAACAGAAAGACGCCAGGGCAATCCAGGTTCTAAAAGAAGCAGGTGTTAGTTTCGTAGTTAAGAGGCTTCTGGGAATAACAACATAATCCCTAGCCCGCCATTTACTCTTTTCCAATTCAAAACGCCTCCTCGTTTACATCGGCTTCTGTAAGCCGGACCTGCAACTGTATAGCGTCAATCTCAGAATGTACAGTTTCCACCTGATCGTCATTTAGGTCGTACATTTTCGGGAGTGCTTTTTGGCGCCAGGTTTCCTTCAAGGTGTCCTGGTGTTCTGTGGGCAGCCCGGAAATCCTATTCGCTAGTTCTGTAACGGTCACCCTGGTTGCAGTCATAGCGTTGCGGTCTATTTCCTCAGCAGAAACTTCACCCATACCAAACAAGTCGGCAGCCGCTCTGTTCTTTGCCCGAGTCTCTGCTGTTGCTGGTATGTCGTGCATTGCCTTACGCCCGGCATTACGTTCCCCGACGTGACATGCTCCCCAACCATCGGCGAATCTACCGTTAGGAGCTGTCGCCCGAACAATAAACTCCGCAGACTTAAGGTTGCCATCATCATCCCAAAATAAAGAGCGGTCTACAATCTCAAAGGACACGCCATAGGCTACGGCTAACTTACGCCAGGCGGAGCGTTTCCGAAACTGCTTTCCTTGTATTGTCTGGAAATCGCCGTCATTGAGCAACGCCCTGCACAACTCCTGGTAATCGTGCATCGCTCCAACGATGTCACTATTTGACCCGCTGGGTTGGACGAGGGCGGTTGTAATAACTTCCAGGTCCAGCCCTGGGGTTGTTGGTTCGGCTGCCATTATTAAACCCCTTCTTTTTCTATACTTGAGAGGTCCAAGGTAACACCAGGGAAAGCGTTAAGAGGTTCCCGTCGTGTTAGTTCGTGAATCCATAAACTAAATTCCCGGGCTTCCCTCTTAATACCATCAATCCATTCCACAAACATTTCCCATTCAATTAATCGGGAACCTGGATTGCTCCGCTGCCAGGTAATCGTTATCGGTGTGTTTTCCGGGTCGTGGTCTGGCGCTACACCTACGCATATTCCATAGCTTGTGTTAGCGCCCAGGCTGTCCTTAATCATTTCCTCAAACATAATCCTGGAGAAGTAATGAGGGTCCCGCAACCGTTCCCCTGCTCTGTCTATAGCGTGCATTACCTTAACCGCCAGGTCGTTTCCGTCCCAATGTGAATACAGATAGAGGGGTTGTACTTCCTCCTCCCCGGCATAATTAGGTTGATAGATTATTACGTTGTTTCTGTTACCCATAAAGTTCCTTTCGTTAGGTCGTAGGGTTCCTCCACATTAACACCCACCTGGGACATATAGCCCAGGTTGGCAATTCGGTAATAAGCCAGGGTTCGCCCCTCCCTGGTTTCCATACGGGTTTCCAAGGGGACACCATATTCGTCCCTCAGTTGCCTCGCTCGCCTGGGTCCATCTCCTTCAATGTGGTTTCTTAATTCTTGAGAGGACACCCACCCTTCCGGGTGGCTGGCTGGGTAACGCTCTGCCCGGGACACCAGGAATTCGTGAATACGCTTACAAGTAGGCGCCAGGTTACCCAGAGACTTAGCAGCCTCTTTCTCTTGCCCTGGGTAATCTCCAGACCTCGCCCGTTGGGTGTTTGTTAATTTCTTCCAAGGGCGTTTGCAGGTTGGGCAGCATTTGCCTGGCTCAGTAAGTTCGGTCATAATACCTTGTCCTCCTTATGTGTTAGCTCGTACCAGTTGTCCCAGATGTGGACCGGGTGGCGACCCAGGTGAATAGCGTAACGGTCACCCTGGGTCCATCTAATAAAACCCCTCCTCCGCATCTTCTGGTAGGCGTCTAAAGAGACACCCAGGGCAACTGCCTTATAGGTGTCAGTTGTTCCGGGGAACCGAAACGCTAGATAGCGCAACAGACTTTCCACCGGCAACAACCGAACCCTCGGTTGTTTAGTATCCATTTCTTTTCCTTTCGTTAGACCGTCCATAGTCGGTCCGGGTTGGGGTCCCAAGGGTGTGCGTTCTTCGCCCCTCGGGGTTGTAGGTATTTAACAGCGCCGGACTTAAATTGGTCCCGCAGCTCTTTCTTACAGTCGGCACCGAAGACCATGCCAACGAGATTCAAGTAGATGGCACTAAACTGCCACCCATGTCCCTGGTGCCATTCTCTATGGTTACCGTTTTCATTCATGTCTACGACATGAGCTAGTTCGTGCATGAGGACCCATTTCTGGCGACCCCATTTGCTAACATTAATAGAACGACGATTAGCCGAAGCCCCTCTGATGGCTGCTGGGAAAATTTCAATACCTACCGGCTCAAAGCACTCGTCCGCTTTAACCCTGGGCGTCCCCTGGAAACTCCATGTGAGGTAAGCGTAATCAGGTGAGCGCCGTCCCTGGCGTATCTCACCTGGAACCTTTTTGCCACCCGCTACGCCACCGAGGTGTGAGTAGTCGCTACCCCTGGTTCGGTAACCGCCACCTGGAAGCATTATGGATTTCGGGAAGGCAACCGGCTTCGTGTTCTTGGGTTGTGCTAGCCGGTGTGTCTGAGGGTAACGCTTTTTGAAGCTCGCCTTATTCATTACCTTATTAACAAACAACCAAACGTCCCGGAGGTCTTCCAGGTTCTCGGTTGCTCCATACGTTGCCCAACCTACTTCCCGTTCGGCTTCGTAAAGCTCATGCTGTTGGTTGTCATCCACGGCGGCTTCCCCATTCCCGTAAGCCCGACCAGTTAGCCCCATCACAGAACGGGCAGGTGCTATATTGCTCGGCAACCTTGTCACCAATGTAAGCCCGGCATTCTAAGCATTCATAAAAATGCGAAGACCTGGCTTTCTTTCTTGCATACGATCTTTGTTGCGGGGTTGTTGTCTCCGCCTGCCAATCGTTTGGAATTTCTACTGACATTTGATTTCCTTTCGTTGTGTCCATAACCCCAGTTTACTACAGAACACAGAAAAACTCAAACAACACATTTCCCCCAAACTGTCCCAGGGTCGTGATACGGTGAAAATGTGGCACGAAAAAGTAAAGACACAAAAGACTTGAATGTTGAGATGGTGGCAGTTGAAGGCTTGGTAAACCACCCAGGCAATCCCCGCCAGGGCGACATCGGTGCAATAGCCGTAAGCATCCAGGAAAATGGTTGGTTCGGTTCTTTGGTGGCACAGAAGTCAACCGGGTACGTCTTGGCGGGGAACCATCGTTTGCAGGCAGCCAGGCAATTAGGTATTACCGAGGTTCCCGTTCATTGGTTAGACGTAAACGACACCCAGGCGTTAAAAATACTTCTTGCAGACAATAGAACAAACGACCTTGCAACTTACGACAACGAAATCCTCACCCAATTACTTGCAGAGATAGCCACAGAAGATTCTTTATTAGGAACAGGCTACGACGGGGACGATCTTGATTTACTGATTACCGATGGAGATATAGACCTGGAAGAATTGGCTGGGCAGTTTCCTGAAGATGGCACAGATTTATGGAAGACAGTTTCGTTTCGGGTGCCACCTGGCGTTCACCAAGCGTGGACACAATGGTGGGAAGACCTGGAAGGGAATAACGATGCAGAGAAGGTGGAATTGTTCCTTGAGCGTGGCACCGGCTGAACGAGTCCGGGTTCTTATCTCGTACCATTATTTCCGAGACACCCGGGTCAACAACTTATTTGAAAGATTAACTATCGGGGAACGCCTACCTGACATATTTGCCGACTCGGGTGCCTTCTCCGCCTGGACCCAGGGTGCAGAAGTCAACCTGGACGAATATGCAACTTGGTTGCACAAGTGGAAAGATTACTTTTCTGTTTACTGCAATCTAGACGTCATTGATGACCCGGTTGCAACCCAGGAGAACCAGGCAGCGCTTGAAAGTATGGGGCTTGGACCGTTACCGGTCTGGCATGTTCGTTCGGACCGTCAAGTGTTCTTGGATTTGTGTGACCGATATTCTTATGTTGCTCTCGGGGGAATGGTGGGTACACATTGGAAGCGTTTAATGCCTTCCCTAATATGGGCAATGAAAGAGTCCCGGGAAAGAAATACCGTTCTGCATGGCTTGGGGCTTACGTCTGTCCACCCACTAAGAACACTCCCTTTCTTTTCGGTTGATTCAAGCTCCTGGGGTTCTGGGTTTCGGTATGGGCAAGTCTCTGTCTGGGATACAAAGAAAACTGAAATGCTTAGGCTCCGCCTGGGAAACAAGAAACATTGGACAAAACATTCGCAAGCGGTTAAAAGATTAGGGTTTACTCCGAAAAGATTTATTACCAGGGAAGCAACCAGGGAAGAAGTTGCGGCAATATCAGCCCTTTCAACGATGTACCAGGAACAAGCAGTTCGGAAACGCCTGGGTATTGTTTCGCTGCCACCAGGGAAACTTCCTTACACCAGTTTCGGCGACACAGATGGAGTGAAAGTCTTTATGGCAGACGGCGGCGCCGGGGCTAATGGGGCGCCTAATCTAGAAGCAGCAACCGGGGACAAGGAAACCGGAGGGCTTCGGCTTTACCTGGCAGACGTAGGAATGAAGGACGTAAGTATGGCAGTGAATTATTTAGAAGAACAGAAGGAGAAATTACCATGATGAAAAATACCGTTGCTGTGGCTAGTGGAGGTATGGATTCATCTACCCTCTGTTACCACCTGCACAACCAGGGAACCCTCGGGTTGATTGTTTCTGTGGATTATGGACAGCGGCATAAGAAAGAATTAATCTCTGCCCGGCTAATTGCGGAACACTTAAACACGCCGCACCTGATTCTAGACTTGACAGAATTAGGCAAACAACTCGGAGGGTCGGCTTTAACAGACGACATTGATGTTCCGCACGGGCACTACGCCGCTGAAAATATGCGGGTAACGGTTGTCCCGAATAGGAACATGATATTGCTAGCGGCTGCGGGAGGGGTTGCGGTTGCAAACGATATGAAAAAGATAGCTACTGCCGTCCATGCTGGCGACCATTATGTGTATCCCGATTGCAGACCAGAATTTACCCAGGCGGTTTCGGAAACGCTTTCCCTGGCAACATCCGGGTTCGGGGACATTACTGTAGAAGCCCCGTTTGTCAACATGACTAAATCTGACATCGCCTACCTGGGAAACAAATTAGGGGTTCCCTGGGAAGACACTTGGACCTGCTACGAAGGCGGGGAAATACATTGCGGGAGGTGTGCAACTTGCGTTGAAAGAATAGAAGCGTTCCACCTGGCACACGTTAAAGACCCGACAGACTACACAGACACCGACTACTGGAAAGAGGTTGTTTCTTAATGGCTACTTATACCGTCACCAAACGCCTGGGCGGATACCCGTGTTGCCATCGGCAGCCCCTGGCAAAGTCCCATTGCAAATATCTCCACGGCTATGACCGCTTTATAGAATTAGAATGGGAAGGACCCAGGGACGGGCTTGGTTGGGTTGTAGATTTCGGCGGGCTTAAAGAACTCAGAGAAAAGTTTGAAAAACAGTTTGACCACACAGTTCTCATTTCCCCCGAAGACAATTTCATGGACGCCTGGAAGATGATAGCAACATACGGCGCCATAGACCTCCGGGTAATGGACCCAACGATTGAAGGAATGGCGCTATGGGTTGCAAACGTGGTTCAGGAGTGGACCCAGGAGAATGTTCCGGCAGCTACATTAATCCGGGTCACTTGCTATGAGAATGAAAAGAACTCTGCAACATGGAAACCCTAGTTGTTTCGGAAATCTTTGGACCGACTGTCCAGGGCGAAGGACCCTACTCGGGGCACCCGGTTGCTTTCCTCCGCCTGGGACGCTGCAACCTGGATTGTAAATGGTGCGACACTCCCTACACCTGGGACTGGAAAGGAAAGAACGGTATTGCTTACGACCCTGCAAAGGAACTTCAGAAAGTTCAGATAGATGAAGTTTTGGAAAGAATCTGCGAACACCTACCGGGAACAATTAACGATAGAATCGTAATTAGTGGCGGCGAACCCCTCCTGCAACGAAACTCCCTGGAAGCCCTGGCGGGTTTAATTAAAGAACGAGAACCCGACCTTCCGATAGATATAGAAACGAATGGCACCCTGGCGCCTCTTTTTGTTCCGGGAATTACTTATGTGGTTTCACCAAAATTAAAAAGTTCGGGTGTTGCCTGGAATCCGAAATGGTACAAATCCATCAAAACCCTTAGCGAACGAGCGGGCTACGGTTTCGCCTGGTTGAAGTTTGTAATAACCGACCCGGAAGATTTCCGCCAGGTGGACAACATTGTGAGGGAAACCGGGTTCCCTCCCTGGTGTGTTTATGTTATGCCCCAGGGAGTAACGAAAGAAGAATTAGATGAGAATTGTCAATGGGTGGCAGACCTGGCAATGCTAAAAGGCTATCTTTACTCGGACCGGCTACATGTTCGGTTCTGGAATGACGAAAGAGGTAAGTAATGGCAAAGATTGTCCCGGTGACCTGGGAAGAAGTAGAAGTGCAAGCAGAAGCGATAGCAACAAGACACCCAGGCGCCCTTTCTGTTTATGGGGTACCAACCTCCGGGGCTTCCCCGGCGGTAATGGTTGCAAGACATATCGGAGTTCCCCTGGTTGAGAAACCCCAACCTGGGACCCTGGTTGTTGACGACCTGGTTGACAGCGGGAAAACGTTGAAACTGTATGAAGGTTGGAAAAGAGATGCTTGTTTTAGAAAGGCACACAGCCCCAAAGACCTCGCACCAGACGCCAGGTTAATGGAAGGCTGGCTGACATTTCCCTGGGAGAAAGAAGAAGGGGACCCTCAAGACCTGGTTGTTCGGCTCCTGGAATATATTGGAGAAGACCCAACCAGGGAAGGATTACAAGATACGCCAAAGCGGGTTCTTAAAGCCTGGTCCGAAATGACCCAGGGTTACCAAATACACGACCACGACACTCTGAACGCCGTATTCAACGACCAGACCGACCAGATGGTTGTTCTTTCGGGAATAGAGTTTGTTTCAAATTGCGAACATCACTTACTGCCTTTCACCGGGACCGCTACTATCGGTTATGTCCCAGACGGGAAAATAATCGGGATTTCTAAATTAGCCAGGGTCGTCCACCAATACTCAAAACGCCTCCAGGTGCAAGAAAGAATGACAGAGCAAATAGCCGAAGCAATAGAAAGCAGGCTTAAACCGCTAGGAGTTGGCGTAGTTGTGCAGGGGCACCATGAATGCATGAGTTGTCGGGGAGTGCAACAACCACGAACAACAATGACCACAAGTGCAATGAGGGGAGTATTTCTTAGCAAGCCCGAAGCCCGGGCAGAGTTCCTTTCCCTGGCACGAAACACATCTGGTCACTAGGCTCTGGACATGGTAAAAATTCAAACCAACCGAACACCCGAAACATTAGCGAAATACGAGGAAGTCATACGGCTTCGTTCTGTAGGTCTTTCTTTCCAGGCAATAGCGGAACGAGTTGGGTATGCAGGACGCCAGGGAGCGAGAGAAGCGTACACCCAGGCAATCAAATTATGGGGCGGTGAGGCTGTAAACGAGTTGAGGGTTCTTGAGAACGAAAGGCTAGACCATCTTTGGCGGCAGACAATGGGGCAACTAGAACAAGCCCAACGAAAGCAGGCGGACCCGGAAACGATTATGAGGATTATTAACACAGCCGGGAACATAAGTAAACGGCGGTCAGCCTTGAACGGTTTAGATGCTCCCCGCCAGGTGGAGCTTACCGGGAGAGATGGGCAGCCCCTGGAAACAGATGTTGGACAGATGTTGCGGGATAGATTGGCTTTGCTTGAGACTAAAGAAACACCCAGGGAAATAGCACCTCCAAACGACTCCCAGGGAATCCCAGGTATCCCAGGAGATACCACCGAGTCCCCGAGGACACCAGGGGAATCCATTGATACCAGGTAAAAATCGGCAAAACCAGGGGGAGTCCTTTGATACCACCGGGAATCCATTGGATACCCACGAAAACCGGGGTTGTCCATTGGATACCAGGGAATCCCCGAGGATACCAGGGACAACCTTGGACACGCTCATATCTCCATTGTACAGAAGGCTATTTACCCCGGTCCTAATGTGCCAGGCGGACCCAATAAACCCCTTAGAAGCGAAATACGGGCGCCTACAGGGTTCAGTTTTAGTTCAGATCTGACATTTTCTGACATTTTTGTCGCCGACCAGGGAAACCAGGGGTTACCAGGGAAACTTTCCCAGGGCGCCAGGTTGTGCAAGACTGTTATTTATGGAGACAGAAACAACCAGGGAAGAAACCTTCCAGGAAGATTCGGTTGTTACCCGGCTGCTTAATCTAGACCCTGGTTGGTACGAAACGCTATCACCCAGGGAACAAGAAGCGGTGATGTGGGATTGGTCTTTGTGGGCTAGACAGAAACAACTTCCTCCGCCAGGTGTTTGGCGTGTATGGCTAATCCTTGCAGGTCGTGGCTTCGGCAAAACCAGGAGCGGGGCAGAGTGGGTTCGTTCCCAGGTTGAAAGTAACCAGGCAGGTAGAATCGCCCTGGTTGGTGCAACCGCCGCAGATGTAAGGGACACAATGGTGGAAGGCGAATCTGGCTTGTTACGCATATTCCCAGAACATCACCGTCCCAGGTATGAGCCATCTAAGAGAAGATTGACTTTTCATAATGGTGCTATGGCAACAACCTTTTCCGCAGACGAGCCTGACAGATTAAGAGGACCGAACCATGACCTTGCTTGGTGTGACGAAATTGCTGCGTGGCGTTACCCGGACGCCTGGGACCAATTAATCTTCGGACTTCGTATAGGTGCCGACCCTCGCCTCGTAGCCACAACAACACCCAGACCCACCAAATTAATCCGTTCCCTGGTAGACCGTGAAGATGTTGTCGTTACCAGGGGAAGCACGTTTGAAAACAGAACCAACCTGGCACCTGCCTTCTTAACCGAGGTTCTTGCCAGGTACGAGGGAACCCGCCTGGGGCGACAAGAGTTGTATGCCGAAATACTGGACGACGTAGAAGGGGCGTTATGGAATAGGCAAATGGTTGAGAACTCCCGGGTGCATAAACTTCCCGACCTGGTAAGAATTGTCGTTGGAGTTGACCCGGCTATTTCAAATACAGACTTCAGCGCTGAAACCGGGATTATTGCTGCCGGGGTAGACGCCCAGGGAATCGGTTACGTCCTGGACGATAGATCTTTGAAAGGGTCCCCGGTGGAATGGGCTAATGCTTCAATCGCTTTATACCATCGGTCCCAGGCGGACCGAATTGTTGTAGAAGCTAACCAGGGAGGAGACATGGTCCGCCACACCTTGCAAACCGTAGAAAGCCAGGTACCAATTAAAACAGTTCATGCAACCAGGGGGAAACGTACCCGGGCGGAACCCGTGGCGGCTTTGTATGAGCAGGGAAAGGTGAAACATGTTGGCGCCTTCCCAACACTAGAAGACCAGATGTGTTCCTGGACCCCGGAATCACCATCACCGGACAGACTTGACGCCCTGGTGTGGGCATTAACGGAATTAATGGTTGGAAGCCAAATGCCTCCCGCTGTGGTTCCTTTCGGTGCTACGCAAGCATCGCCCTGGGAAATAAGCTAGAGTGATTCCCAGGTGTGTAACAGATTGAGGGTGTATGGAAAAGGCTAAGCCAACATCAACAGATTTTATGGAAATAGGGTCTTCGGGTCTTGTTCAATATGGTGGGCGTGTAGAGGAAGATTTCCTGCGCCAGCTCCAGGGGAAACGGGGCTATGCCATCTACCGGGAAATGAGTGAGAACCACCCGGTAATCGGAGGCATACTGCAAGCCGTTGAAATGTTGTTTAGGTCGGTTGATTGGTCTGTAGAACCATCGGACCCAAACAACCAGGCAGCCATTGACCAGGCGGAGTTCGTTGCAAACTGTATGAACGATATGTCAATCACCTGGGAAGACACAATTAGCAACGTTCTTTCAATGCTTACTTATGGATTTTCTTTCAACGAAATTGTTTACAAGAGGCGCCAGGGACCGAGCGATGACGGTAATGGTTCCAGGTACACAGACAACGCTATCGGGTGGCGTAAGTTCCCGGCACGTTCTCAGGACACGGTTTACGAGTGGTCGTTTGATGCTAACGGAGGAATTGAAGGCATGACCCAAATGAACCCAATAGCCGGAACGGGTCCGGTCTTTATCCCGATAGAGAAAGCACTCCTATTTCGCACAACTACCAAACTCAATAACCCAAGGGGAAGAAGTGTCCTACGGTCCGCTTACACTTCTTGGTATTA